CTTAGTTCCTTGCCAAGTACCAGCAGTTAGTGTACCTACTTGAGTAATTCCTGTCTGAGCACCAGTTACAGTAATTGCATTTGCAACTTTTGCATCAGTTACTGCGTCATTGTTAATTTTTGCAGTAGTAATTGCTGAATCAGTAATGCTACCTGTTTTTATCTTAGTTAATGCCATTATGTATTTTCCAATGCTTCAACTTTTGTTTTTAATTTTTTAAGTTCTTCAAGCAATAATACGCTTAACATTTGATACCTAATTCCAATAATTTCATCTCCATCTCTTGTGGCTAATTCAGGTATAATCTCTGCAACATCTTCAGCTATCATACCAAAATCTTTCAAATTAGGATGTACTGATTTATTATTCCAAAGAAAAGTCTTAGGCTCAAGTTGATATATTAAGCTTGAGTCTAATTCACATTTTTTAATATTTTTTTTAAATTTTCTAGAAGAGGTATTTTTGATAAGCATATTACCTAATCCAATATCATAACTTCCTGATGATGCAGACCAACATAAAACTTCAGGTTGACTACTTCCACCTCCTAAATTAGGCATATATACAAAACCATTATTATCAGCAGCTACACAATCTATCAAACTATTTGCATTACTATTTGTTTGTATTTTAAAACCACCTTTAACATCACCACCAGTACTATTAATTTTTAATGATTGAAATCTTGAAAAAGTTCTTAGCCCGTCACCGAAACCTGCGTGATGACCCTGAAATTTAATTTCTTGAGTAGGTGAACTTGTCCCTTCAACATACGATCTAACTGCAAGTATGGTACTTTGGTCTGCTTGTATAACAAATTTTTGTGCACTATTAGTAGAAAAAATTACATCTCCAGATGCATCATTATAAAAATACATAGTTCCGTTATCGTATGCTTGCGTATAATATTTATTAGTATCAGCGGTGTCTACAAATTGTATTGCAGGTTGAGCTGTTTCTATTACTAATCCTTTATTAGCAGAAAATCCTCTTACAATTCTTGCGTTAAGATTACTTCCTGATGAACCAATTCCAAAATTACCTAAAGCATCAAATCTTCCAACTTCAGTTGCTGGATCGCCCCCTGTCATAAAGTTTATATGACCATCAGAACCATTTAATTGTATTTTGGTTCTGTTATTATAATTACTTGAGTGGTATCCACCTGACATTTGGAACATTAAACCACCATTGCTAACACCAATCTCAGGATAAGCATTTGCAAGTGTTCCTGCTTTAAAAGAAATACCTGAGTAATTATTGTTATCAGTTGTATCGCCTTCTATTGTTACAAATTGACCATAAGAAGTACCACCAATATTTTTAACCATTAACCTTGCATCATCATCCGTAGTTCCAATTAAAACATTATTTGCAAAAAGTGTTTTTCTTTGCATATAAATACTACCTGTGCTAATATGATTTACATACAAATCTCCGTGTGAATAATCACTAGCATCAGCAAGACCATCTATATGTCTCATTCTTGCACGATTGGTTCTAACTTCAGCAGAGCCATTACTTGCACCAACAGTTAAATTACCATTTTCGTGAACTTCAAGTTTGTAAGAGCTATCTGCAACTCTAAAAAGACCAAAGATAGCATCATTACTTCCATCAAAGGATGAGTACAATCTCCAACTTTCAGCGTTAGTACCTCCTCTAATTTCCATACCTGCATAACCAAGACTTGTATCGCCTACAGTAAGCAAAACATTTGTTGCTGTTGCAGGACTTGTTGTGCCAATACCCACTGCTGAACTCTTTATGGCAAGAGTAGTCGTACTACTTACTCCTAATTCTAACGTACCATTGTAGTGATTGTAAATCTTTGACGCATCACTACTATCTTGTAAAATCTTTAAACCATTAGAATCACTACTAGCATTTTTAATAGTAAACGTACCTGCGTTTTGTGTAATCGCACCTGTAGTCAATCCTGTAAGAGTACCTACAGATGTTATTTGAGTTTGTGCTGCATCTACATTAAGCGTGTTTGTGCTTAGCGTTAAGCCTGTACCTCCAGCTAGTAAAGTTTTATTTATTGCTATAGAGCCAGCTAAATGTGAATTATCTACTGATCCATCTATAAGCTCTGAACTATCTACTGAATTAGCTGCTAGTTTTGCTGATGTAACTGCATCGTTAGCAATATCAGCAGTTACAATAGTAGAATCAACTATTGATGCTGAATCAACGTGGGGGTCTATTAATACGTCTGCTGGAACTTTACCTATGTAACCCATTAGGTAATCTCCATAATTGAGAGTACAACGTCTAAAGCATTACTGGCACTAGATAGTGCTTGCAATGCGTCTGCGGCTTCTAGGACAATTTTATTGCCAGACATTACCTCAAGCGATCCTCCTTGTGGGATAGGTGCTCCTTTGACGATATATACATCGTCTCCGTTTTCTCCAGATGAGCTATTAGTAACAATCTTAATATCTGCTGTTATAGCGTTGCCACTTGTATTTGACAATGTACATCCTATTACAATAGCTGTAGTAGAAGAAGGTACAGTGTACACAGCTGATAAGCTTGTCGAAGAATTAGCATCTGTTTTTAATTTAAAAGTATTTGCCATACTAGCCTAATGCAATTGCAAGTGCAGTAGCATCTCCTTGAACGTTATCATTATCTGGGAAATGACCTTTGGAGTAAGTAGAACCATTGTACTTGGCATAAAAAAGTTTGCCATCTCTATAATTGATAGCAACTTCACCTGGAGCCAAGCCATTACTACTCTCAGAGCCATTTGAGTTTACCGTAGGTTCTCCTCCAGAAGAACCATCCTTCTTTAGCTTGATAGTATTTGCCATTATTTCTCCTAATCGCTAAATGTTCCGCCATCAATAGTCGCTCCACTGATAGCTGTAAAATAACCTGTTGCAAATTGACAATCACCAACAGAACCAGATATAACACCAGTGGATTCAGTTGCTACAGGAATATAAGTAAATCTATGTGAGTTACTATCGTCCATACCAAAGAATACCTTTTTTGCACTGCTATCATAATACTGTGCTAAGATACCTCTGTCTTTATTATCATCTGAACCTGGGGCAGAGTCTCCACCCAAAGTCATAATTGGATCATCTATTGTTATTGTTGTCGAATTAACCGTCGTAGTAGTTCCATTAACTGTCAAGTTACCAGTAACTGTTAAGTTATCATCAACTTGAACTGTTCCACCTGCTGAATCTATAACAAGGTTGCCACTAGAAGTGTCAATCTCGCCATCAGCAGTAACTCCAACTTTAACATTACCAGCTGTTACACCAGCAACTGTTGGACTAGAACTTGTATCAATAGCAACTGTAGGCGTAGCACCTTCACCAGAGTTGTTTGTTAACGATATACCAGTACCAGCAACAAGGCTTTCTACGTAGCTTCCTGTTGTTTCTGTACCAAGTATTACACCGTTATCTTTAATTGTGACAACACCAGAACTTACAGCAAAGTTATCTGAATTAAACTGAGCTATACCCTTGGCACTAGTTGTACCAAATATATTAGAATCAGTTACATCAACTGCTACAGTTACTGAGTTGTCATCACTACCAGAAGCTACTGTTCCACTAACACCATTACCATAAGTAATATCTTGTAGTGTTGGCAAGTGAAACACTTCCACGCTGCTATTATTATGACGGCCTACATACAGTTTTTTACCAGCTTGACTTAATGCAAGTTCACCACTAACTAGTGAGCTAGGGGCACTTGTATCAGTATTGCTACTATGGCGTTTTATCTGAATGGTATTAGCCATACTTATCTCCTATTAAGTAAATGTTCCACCGTTAAGTGTAGAAGCTCCAGCCACTAGGACTTCATTCCAAGAGTCTTCATCTCTAACGTAAAACACATCATCATCTGTGTCATAAAAAAGGTCTCCTTCATTGACAGCAGAACTTGGAGTTGTTGTACCAGTAGTTACTCCTTGCATTGGCAGATTCTGTACAATTTGATCTGCAGTTCCGTTATCAATATAAAGATTGCCATCATCTTTTTTAAAGACAAGCTTTGTATAGACATCTTTAATTTTATTTGGTGCTGATAATGTTCCAGCCATCAGTGTTCCCCTGATATTACTAATTCAGTAAATGTAACTGAAGCAATATTACTATCTGTAAAGTTTTCAGAGCCTACCGATATTGCTGTATACGTAGGAGCAGATATATTACTCGCTGCACTCAACGTAGGAGCATTAGGTCTAGTAGATGCTGTATAACTAAAATCATCTGGTGCATCTTTAGGAGTAAAGTTATCAGCACTATATGAATTAAAATGCTGACCATCGCCAAGCTCGTTAAAACAAAACGATATATCATCCCATTCTGCTAAACCAAAATTATTGGTTGACCAATCAAATGCTCTAGTATTAATACTCATTAAAAGTCCACTGGTTTAATGTATTTAACAGTTCCAGCTCTAGCTCTATAAGCATAGTTTCTACCTTCTCGTACACCTTTTTCAAATTTTTCATGAAAGTAAAGAGCAAGTTGTAATTGTTCTGGTTTCTTTTCATAACCAAGGGCTATTGCTTTTGCAACTATATAATCATGAAACTGACCTGGAAAATCGCTAGTAGCTGTCCAAGAAAAATTATTGCTATTAGGCTCAGTAAACTTGGTAGCTTTTTTATAATAAAATAAAGTAATCTTCTTACCGTGCTGGTCTGCACTAGGCGAATAAAACTTTTCAGCTACAGGGTCAAACTTGGCTATACCAATAGCATCTCGTTCTGTCCACCATACCCACTTGTGAGTAGCATAACGTTTACTATAAGTATCTACATATGTACCTGCCATTAGGTCAAATCCCTTCTTACTGGCCTACCAACTAATTTTGGTATGTTCACATGATCTGTAGAGCCATCGGCTCCTTCCATATCAACTGATTTAATTTCAAGAATTGATTCATCTAATGCGTAATATCTTTGTTCGTTATTACCATCTAAATCAAATTGTGTAGCTCTTTCAAGCATTCTTGTTCTTTGACTGTACTCTTCTTGTGCTGTGTTAAGCATTTTTACTATTTCAGTAACACCTAAATCAGGATGATGCTGCTGAACTAGTTCAACCATTTCTTTAAGTTTCATCGCCTAACTCCTTCTACTGTTGAATCTAGCTTACCAAGAGTTGTATAAGGTGCCATAAACTCAGCTAATTCTTGTTTAACGATCTGGTATTGACCTTGCAACCATTGGTAATCTGTGGTCAATTTACCAATGACGGTTGTATAAAGACTAATCTTTTTTTGGATATTGGCATTAAATTCAGCTAATTGTTCGTTTGCTCTAGTTTGTTGAAAACTTAATTCTGATTGAAACCTAGTAGAGTTTATATTTGATTTAGCAGATTCTTCCGCTACCTTGGCTTGATAATTTTGCATTTGAACAGTAAACTGCTGTACTTCTTTATTTATGTCAGCTTGAAACTTAGTT